GGGTGTTCCAAATCTTACACCACATTTACACTTCAGCGGTGAAGGTGAGGTGCCAGCGATATGGTCAAAATACATCTTTGCGGGAACGCCATTACTCGTTAAAGACAGCATACCACAAAAGATATACAGAAACTCATTTACAACAGCCAGAAGGCCGAGAACGGTATTTGGCAGTCATCATAGGGATAGTGTATTTATCTATATCACAGACGGTATCAGAATAACGGAATTACCCAATAGATTGTTAGAGTTGGGTTGCCGTGACGCAATCAACATGGATGGCGGCGGTTCAACATTTCTATATCGTGGAAACAAATATGATTATGTTCAAACGCCAATTAAAAAAATGAGGAAATATCCAAATGTTCTTGCTTGGTAACAGATATTGCTTTGATCATATAGGTAAAATTGTTTATCTTGCTAGTGAACACGGAGAAAGTGTGAACACAGAGAAAATGCTAAGATCTAGATCTAATATAGATCTAATATAATATAGATCTATAGATCTAATAGAGAATAGAATAAAAAAATGCTTGCTTTATATTTATATTTTCTGTATCTTTGAATGATACTAAAAATTCGTTCTTTGAAAACATGGTCGGTATATGTTTAACCATATCGTTGGCAACAACGGAATGGTTCGTCAAATATATTATCCAATAATGAGGAAAGGAATATGACTAACAAATGTAAACGGGTTATAGCATTATTCTTAATTGGCTTTTGTTTTCCATTGGTAGCAATGACTACCACAGTTAATAGAAGTGCTGAAATTAAATCATCAACAATGAAGAATGTGTTATATTCATCTATCGTTTGGGTTGAGTCTAAAGGCAATGCAACCGCACGATCAAAGGATGGTTCACTTGGAATAGCTCAAATTTTACCGGTAATGGTGAAGGAAGTGAACCGAATCTGTAAAATAAAAGGTATCAATAAAACTTTTACTTTACAAGATAGGCTAAATCCTGAAAAGTCTGAACAGATGTTTTGGATTTTTCAGAATTTCTACAATCCCAACATTAACTGGGAAACCATCACAATGAGTGATATGGAAATCATTGCACGGAAGTGGAATGGCGGTCCTAATGGACACAAAAAAGGTGCTACTAAGCACTATTGGAATAAAGTTTCAAAAATGGTCTACAAAGACCTTAAATCAAGGGGATTTATCACTGGTTAATACCTGTTGATATACGAGAGATTTTGTCTCAAATATAGTAAACTTTTGAGACAATTTTTTACATACCGACCATTTTTCTCTCGTAACATATCTATTTATCTGAAATGAAGTTTACAATTTGGAGAATTAGGTGGAAATAGTATCATCATTCGTATTAGGGTTTGTTGCAATGTGGGTTGCATTAAGATTTGGTATATTAAGACCAACTCATATTGAAAATAAACAGACAATGATTGAAATGGCAAACACATACGGTAGTAACCAAAAAATTTGTAAAGAATTGAAAGATTATTCAATGAAACAAATAAAACATGGAAATTATGAGTTTATAGAAGTCATAGATACAATAAAAAGGCAAAATAATGACAAATCAAGAACATAAATTAAAATCTATGCTTAACTACTATGAAGTAGATTTGCGTGGAAAAAAAGATGAAAAGATGTCTAAAAAAGAATTGAATAGATTTTTAGATACACTTAATCAGATTTATGATTTCTATACATTACAAGAAATAATGAAAAAAATAAAAGATAAAAGAAAAGAAGAATTAGGGGATGAAGAAGAAAGGGATGATTTCATGCTTCCATCAAAAGATGAAGGTGAAAGTGATACATTTGAAAATGAAATGATGAAGAATCCAGAAGATTTCTTTTCTAAAAAAGATTCTCTCAATAAAGGTAAAAACTTTAATGATCCAATAGATACTGATATAAATAAATTTCTTAAATGGCTAACTATGATACTATATTCAGGTGACCATTCAGTAATAATAACAGAAGATAAAACAGGAATCAATATAAAATTGGTAAAAATAAATAAAGGTAAAAAATAAGTTATGCTTTCAAGTGATTTAAGAGATGCAGTAAGATTAGTTTCGGTTACAAACCCATCAGAATTAGTTAGATTTACCAATAAGGGTAAGACTAAAAAAGTTTCACCCGAAGAGTTAATAGTTTACATCGCAAGAGTAAGTAATCCAAGTAATCAGATGAACATGGAGACTGCTCCAAAATTGATAAACTATTTAATTAAACACAAACATTGGTCTCCATTTGAATTCGTAGATATGACAGTTGATATTGTTACGCGTAGAAGTATTGCGGCTCAAATTCTTCGTCACAAATCTTTTTCTTTCCAAGAATTTTCACAACGATATTCAACGGCAACGGAAATACAAAAAATAGAATTGAGAAGACAAGGAAAAACAAATAGACAAAGTTCGGAAGAAGTTGTTCCCGATTTTACATTAGAGCGTGACATTGAACAACATATTGCAAATTCAAAAATGTTATATGATAAATTGATTAAACAAGGAATATCAAGAGAAACAGCTCGTGATGTTCTTCCATTATCAACAGAAACAACTATGTATATGAAAGGTTCTGTTCGTAGTTGGATTCATTATTTGGAACTTCGTTGTTCGCCTGATACACAAAAAGAACATCGTTTGATTGCAGATGGTATAAAATCAATTTTTGTTAATCAATTTCCGAACATTTCGGAAGCATTAAATTGGAAATAATTTAGGAAAAAAATATGATAGAAGAATATCAATTAAAAAACATTCTTGCAAAAGAAATAATATATTGTGGAATAGGACAATATGAGAGTGTTTTGCACTTTGGTGCCTGTGACAAAGATTTATTTTTACTTGAAACTCTTGATGAATACGGATTGGATATTCAATATACTGCAGTTGATCCAAAAGAAGAAATTGAAACTATTTTTAGTAGATTTCAACCAATGGAACGAACTCTTCCTTGGATTTCTGTAAATGAGTCTATGCAAGAACACATTGATAATATAACAGATGAAAAATATAACTGGACAATACTAACTGGCGTTTTTGATAAACCAATTTATAGTGAAAGACAGTATCAATTTATTGATACCATTATCCGTTCATGTATGGAATTTTCTGATAATGTTATATTTACAATATCAGAACATCCAACACCTGTTTACAAATATAGTATGGTTTATTTATTTCAACATTTTACACAACTATACAATACAGTAACAGTCAAAAAGATCTATGAAGGTAGATATATTTTTTCAATAACCAAATAAAAAGGAGAAGGTTATGTTAGAACAAATTTTAGCAGTGGTATTACAATCCGTAGTGCCGTTTTTAATCGGCGGTGGTGGTGTTTGGTTGTATTATCGTGATAAGTTTACGGAAGTATTAACTGAACTTGAAGATAAGAAAGTTATTATCAAGACAATTCATGATCATGCCGATCAAATTGAAAGAGAAACCGTTAAGAAATTTGTAAAGGAACCTGATGCAAAAACTGCGAAAGTTTCTAAAAAAACAAAAGTAGAAAAAACTTTGGAAAAACCAAAGAGAAAATACAAAAAACAAGGCATTTAAGATTGTTATATTATATTTATAGGAAGATTATCTATAAATTTGATAAACATAGGAGAATTTAATGGCTATCGTTCAAATCGGTTCACAATTTTGGACAAAAGAAAATTTAGCAGTAGAATCATTCCAAGATGGAACACCAATCACGGAATGTTCAAGTTCAGAACAATGGGCAGAACTTGCATCAACAAACACACCAGCATGGTGTTACTATAACTTTGATCCTTCAAATGAAGAAGAATATGGTAAGTTATACAACTATTATGTTGTTTCTTCATCAAAAAGTATAGCACCATCTGGATTTAGAATGCCAAGTTTGGGAGACTACAATGAATTGGCATCTGCTTTTGGTGGAAATTCTCTCGCTGGAAAACGATTGAAAAATAATACTAATTGGAATACAATTCGTAGACAATCCGGAAACGGCGATAACCAATCCGGATTTACAGGTAATCCGAGTGGATATATCAAAGAAAACGGTGAATTTTGGGATTTTGGTTGGAGTGCAAACTATTGGACATCAGATTCAGGATCAATAGATGCAACATCAGTTAGATTGTATTGGTCAAATACAAATGTTGTTTCTATACCTGCAAATATGGACATGGGACTTGCTATTAGATTGATATTTGGATCAGGTTCATATACTGGAAGTTTAGACTTTAATCCATCACAAGATTTTTAATTTGGAGTTTATATGAAAAAGTTTTTATTGTTGGTAATTGTAAGTATATCAACGATTGTAATTGGATGTAACGAAAATCCATTACCAACGTCAGACACAACAATTTTTGAAAAAAGAACACCAGTTCAAAAAGATACGGTTAAAAGACGTATTCCTATTGAACAAGTATTGCCATGTTTAGGATTGACAAGAGAACAAGATAGTATAATAAGATTGATTTTGAAAGAAGAAAAACAATGTAGTATTGAATGTAAAAAAGAATTTCAAGAATCACTAATTACATTAAGACAAGAATACAATGCTAAAATGGAAAAATATCGCCGTGTTAGAAAAACAGATGAAATAAAAAAAGAAATAGAAATACTTAATTTTGAATTTCGTCAAACACAGAGAGATTTGGAAAAAGAATATAGAGAAAAAATGGCAGTATGTGCTAAAAATCTAAATACTGACATTGAAGTTCTTTTGAGAAAAGACCAACTTACACTTTGGAACATTTGGAAGGCAACTGGTAAAGTTCCATGTGATAGAGTTAAACCATAATCCATGTTCGGAATGGAAAGGGTAAACCCCTAATAGCCCCTACAAATTGTAGGGGTTTTTTTATACAAAGGTTATGTTATGAAAATTTCTGTAAATACACTCCATTGGGATAATGTAGATGACAGAATCCTACAATCCCACAAACAAGTTATGAAACACTTTGATATTCCGGTTGAATATCATAATATGAATATAGAACATGGTTTATGGATGAATGCAGTTTGCCGTAATACTGACGCTGATGTTTATGTGTTTTTTGACATTGATTGTGTTCCATTGAATCGTGAAGTATATGATGAGGCAATCAATTATGTAACTGAAAACGATAGTTTGTTTGGAAATGCACAAGTGTCAAACCATATACATCCAAAGACTCATGTATTTGCCGCACCATCATTTTTTGCTATAACAAAATCTTGTTACGAATTACTTGGTAAACCAACATTCTATCCAACTATTCGTTCAGATGTTGCAGAAGAAATCAGTCACATTGCAGAAGAAGTGGGAAAGAGATACCGTTGTTTATATCCAACAAAATTCGATGGTGTTCCTAAAAAGGATGGAGTTTGGAGATTATCAAATTATGGATATTATGGTATAGGAACTCTTTATGAAAATAAAACATATCATCTTTTTGAAAGTAGATGGGGAGACCATATAGAATTGTTCCAGAAAAGATGCCAACAAATTATTGCCAATCAATTTGATACAAACGGTATGCACGATAGTTTATCGGAGTTTTACGGTCATAAAGTAAAATAATTTTGATCGTATTTGTAAATTTCGTATATTGGTTTATTATTCATTAAACATTAACGCCAACCTATGAAACTCGGATATGCCTGCATCAACATGACTTTATCAAAAGATAAAATCACTACCAACCGTTCCATGATTAAAAAAACATTTCTACAAAAAGGTTTAGACTACTGTTCTGAACTTGCATATCTGAATGTTGTTGATATGGAAAAAATTATCAAATGGAATGTCCAAAACGGTATTTATTTATTCCGCACATCTTCTAATGTATTTCCTTGGGGTTCTGAATATGACTTGGAACAACTAAAAGATATTGATAAAATCAAGATTGTTCTTAAACGAATTGGTGATTATGCAAAAGAACATGGTGTTCGTCTATCATGTCATCCTGGACCCTTCAATGTTTTATGTTCACCCAATCCAGATGTTGTCAAGAATACCATAATTGACTTAGAATTGCACGGTAAAGTGTTTGACATGATGGGACTATCACATACACCGTATAACAAAATCAATATACATTGCAATGGTGTCTATGGTGACAAAACCGCATCACTTGACCGTTGGTGTCAAAACTTTCAATTACTGTCTCATAGTGTTCGTTCAAGACTTACCATTGAGAATGATGATAAACCAAATATGTATTCGGTTAAAGACCTTATGAAAATTCACGAATGTTGTGGTATTCCCATTGTATTTGATTATCACCACCACCAATTTTGCACTGGCGATTTGACTGAACAGCAAGCACTTGAACTTGCCATATCAACATGGCCAGAAGGTATTACACCTGCAGTTCATTATTCTTCATCAAGACTTAAAGAGACTGGTAATCCAAAAGAAAAACCACAAGCTCATGCAGACTACATATTGGAAAGAATCAACACATACGGACATGATCTTGATATTATGTTAGAATGTAAAGCAAAAGAACTGGCTCTCAAACGATACCTAACAGAATACGGAATCTAACCCAAAATCCCAAAAGTTCATATTTATCTGTATGTATTTATGAACAATAATTGGGATATAAATGTCATACAAATTATTCTCTCTGAAAAATCTAATCTGGTTTTGTGCTATCGGATTAGCAGTATTTTCAGGTTACTACTCTGTTTACGGTATATCTAAATTATTTTCTGGTGGTTCTTGGTCAATCGTGGGGATGGCCGGTATGCTAGAATTTTCTAAATTAGTGGTTATCACATTCCTACACGACCACTACAAAACTCTCAAAACTGCTTTCAAAATATATCTAATGTCTTCCGCTGTTATTCTTATGATATTAACATCGGTTGGTGTTTATGGGTATCTTACCAATTCTTATCAAGAAACTGCAAAAGAAATATACGAAACACAAAATAAAATTGCGTTGATTGATAAAAAGAAAGAAATCTTCCTTGAACAAAAATCACAAATAGATACTCTTGTAAAACAAAAGGGAGAGAGAATAACATCTTATGATCAATTACGATTGTCACAAGAAAATTCTCTTAATAACCAATTAACACAGAAGAAGGGCACAAAAGGTTTACAAAAAAATATCCAATCTGTTGATAATTCTACTCAAACTCTAAATTCTGAAATCTCGGAACTAAATCAAAAATCTATTGGTTTATCTGATAGTGTTGCTAAATTAGAACAAGAAAAATTAGTTCTTGAAAATTCAACATTTACATCGGAGATAGGACCATTATTGTATTTGAGTAGATTAACCGGCGCACCTATGGACATCATTGTTAATTGGTTTATATTGATATTAGTTTCAGTATTTGATCCACTTGCAGTTAGTTTGGTAATTGCAGCAAATCATTTAAGACATAAGGAATTGGAAAAACAAATTCCTCCGAAAGATGATAATTCTCCACCACAATCTAAAAAAGAAAAAGTTATTGAAGATGTTGTAGATGTTATATTACCATCCGAAGAAATAAAAATACAAGATGTTGTTGTTAAGAAAAAACAAAAATCAAAAAAAGAAAAAAAACCTTTGGAAGTTACGGAAGAAAATGTTATATTAGAACAAGATGAAATTGAAAGGGCATTCTATGAAGAAAAACCTAAACCTGATTTTGGATATAGGAGAGGAATATCTTTGTAGTAATGTCATTGTTGTATTTTAACCAGGAGTTCTGTTATGAACGATTTTTATGATGGTGAAGAAGTTGCTGAACAAAATCAAGTAGACAATAAATCAAAAGAAAAAGAAAATGATATTCCAGTTCGTTGGAAAGAGGCAACAACTCAAATGGATTATGGAATTGATGTTGATGCATCTACTGTTTTGTTATTCGGTGAAATCATGGATGGTTCCTTGTATGACATTATTACTCGTATTCGTGCAATTCTTCATATGAGAAAAGATGAAAATAAAAATGATCCAATCAACTTGATTATCAATTCTGATGGTGGTTCTGTATATGAGGCACTTGGTATCATTGATTATATGCAAAGTCTTGATGTTAAAGTAAACACAATTTGTAGAGGTAGGGCAATGTCTGCTGCTGCTTTAATTCTTTGTGCAGGAACAGGAATGCGTCTTGCTTCTCAATACTCTACAATTATGTTCCATGAAATTAGTTCTGATATTTACGGTAAATCATCCGATATGAAAGCTAATGTTCAACATATGGAAAAGTTAGAAGAAATACTTTTGGAAATACTTAAATCTAATTCAAACAAAGATATAGAATTTTGGAAAAATGTAACTATAAAAGATTATTACATTACACCGTCTGATGCATTAAATCTTGGAGTAATAGATTCAATAATCCAACCAAAACATAAGAGAGGTTGATATGATATTAACCATAATTGTATTAACTATATGTTTGGGTATTTCTATTTTTGTTAATATAAATTTAACAAAAAAGTTTGAACAGTTAGATGAAATGGCACAAGAAAGTATTGATACACTTTTAGAAAACGAAAAGTTTTTAACGGAATTGCGAAACAGAATACGGTCACAACAATCTTATTTAAGACAATTAGATAGGATTGGTTCGTTTGAGGCAGATGATGAAACTGGATATTTTTTCAAAGAAATGAAAGATATTATGAATGATATTGCAGTTTACTTTGGTGAAAATCCAATCGAAGATGAAAAGAGAAGTATTTTAGAAAATAAAAAATCAGCAGATGTTTCATTTCAAAAGGATTATCCGTTATGAAACAAAAACGTAGTCCCAAGAAACCAAATGTTTATTTTACACAAGAAACAGAAGATGCCATAGTATTGTATAATAAAATGGAAGATGAATATGAGAGAAATTTAATATACACGAAAAAAATTCATCCGGCATTTTACAAACTTGCTGAAATTATGATACATAGATTTAAGTTCTATAACTTTGATGTATCACATGAAGATGTTAAACATGAAGTTATTTCTTTTCTTCACGAAAAGATTACGAAGTATAAAGCTGAAAATGGTAAGGCATTTTCATATTTTTCTATTGTTGCTAAAAATTATCTAATTGCTGAGAATAACAAGAACTATTATCATTTCAAAAGAAGTCAAGATATTGGTGCAATAGATTTAGAACGTAACATTGTAAATGAAAAAATTAGATTTGATTTGATAGAAGAACGAAAAGATTTTATAGATTTATTTGTCAATGTTGTTGAAAAACATTTACCATTGTTCTTTTCAAAACAAAGAGACATACAAGTTGCAGATACCATATTGTATTTGTTTAGAACTCGTGAAAATATAGAAAATTACAATAAAAAGGCAATATACATATTGGTTAGAGAAAGAACTGGAGTAAGTTCTCAATACATTACTAGTGTAATAAATAAGATAAAATCAATATATGTAAATTTATACAGAGAATATCAATCAGGAAAAAATATAGAAAAAATGTCTTGGTATGATATTCAACATATTATTAACAACTGATATTTATAGTTATGAAATTTGATGAAGAAATCTTTGGAAGTAAAAAATTTTCTGATTTGTTAAAAGATATTTACGATAATCAGAAGAAAAAGGATCGTCAGATAAATCTTTTGATTGCTGACTTAAAGCCCATGTTAAACAATATAAGTGATGCGGCAATACTAGTTCCTGCAATAAAAGATTTTATGGAGGTTTCGGTAAAAAATGATGAACATTTAGTGAAACTAGCAGCAGTTATACAACGGGCTATGGGTGATAAAGGTGAAGAATCCTCCTCATTTTTGACTGATGAAGAAAAAGAAGCTCTATTAAAGGGTATACAAGAAATTCAAAACGATCAAGAGGAGAATGATAGTGAGCGGCCTACCGTTTAATCCGCAAGTAACGATAATTGATGGGTTTCCTCGTGAGTGGTTTCCTGCTGAAGTATTGGATGTAGATTACGAAGGTCGTGATAAAACTGCACTATACACGGTATTATGTAGATTATTGGGTGCAATGGGACAAGGGCATAAAGATGTTATACGTGCTCGTGCATTTGATGCCAATATAAAAAATATGCCAATTAGGGGAGAGGTTGTTATGCTTACAAAGGCACCATCCCCTTATGCCAGTGCAGGTGGTGTTTCACAAGAATACTACTATACAAATCCTGTTTCTGTTCAATCATCAATTCATCATAATGGTATTCCTGGAGTAACTTACTGGGTAGAAAGAACTTCACCTGGTAATCGTGTAAAAAGAAATGATGCAGAAGATGGTATTCCACATTCAACTAATACAAAATTTGATACACCAACAACTATTGATCCAATTTTTGTAGAACGAAAAGACATTTATCCAATACAACCTTATTCCGGAGATATAATCCTCGAAGGTAGATGGGGGCAATCTATAAGATTTGGATCAACATTAGATGAAAGAAGAAAATATCCGCAAGTTCCAACTTGGAAAAAGGGGTTAGGTCAAATAGGTAATCCAATTTTGATAATTTCAAATGGAACAAATCCAGAATTAAAACCAAGAAACGAATTTATATTAGAAAATATAGATGAAGATGATTCATCTATTTGGATGACATCTGGACAATATGTAAAATTTGAACCAGCATCCACATATACACCATCAATAACAGATAAAAGTATAAATCTTTTTACTAAAAATGAATTTGGTGGAAATTCAGTTATGATTGCTTCTGATAGAATAATTTTTAATTCTCGTAAGCAAGAGCTAATTGGTTTCAGTAAAGAGGGTATTGGCTTTTCTTCTGAAAAGGGTATATCTCTTGACGGAAAACAAGTAGTTGAAATCGAATCAACACAAAAAATATCATTGGGCATAAATGCAATAGAACCGATATTGTTGGGAAAAAGAACAATGACTTGGTTAAATGATTTATGCCAAATACTATTAAATGTTACAAGAGCAATTACACAACAAACACATCCAACTGGAACAGGTCCTTCTGGTGTTCCAATAAACATATCTGATTTTTCAACGGCACATTCTGATTTAGTAGAGTTACAAAGTCAAATAGAAAAATTACCAAGTCAATTGGCATTCGTTAATGAAAAATCAGGTGGTCCATCAGAAAAAGAAGTTCAACAATCAAATGAAAAAATTCTACAAAGTCAATTTATTAAAGAAGGTGATAGTTCTAATTTGTTGGTAGACACAGGTGAAGGGGCTTTGGAAAACGATGATCCACTAACACTTCTTGCTGATATTGCTGATATTGAACAAGAAAAAATAAAACTAATAGATCAAATTTTAGGAGATATTGATCCAAAATTTGATTATGGAACTTCTCTTGTTGGCGGCGATGACGAAAATTCTGGAGGACCAGTGTAATTATGGGAATATCATGGAATAAAAATTTAGTTAAATTTATACCAGGTTCTGCAACAACACCTGATAAATACGAACTTGAAGTTTTTCAAGGAGATACTATAAATCTTCTTGATTATGTTGTATTTGAACCAGGCGGAACAAAAAATGCTCTCAATACTTGGAAATTAAGTCTTGTTAATGCTGCACACTTTACTGATAACGGTCCAACCGATCCTGGAGATTTATCACAATTTAACGATTCTTTTTATGATGATTCAGAAGTAACACAATATGCTTCAAAGTATGCTTTAGATTGGAATGCTGAAATAAAACCAATACCATTATCAGTTCCATCAATTATCATAGATAAATTTGGAATACTGGAAACATCAAGTGCTGTATTTAGAGTTGCTAGTGAAATTGAAGTTTGGGTAAATTTTGGAAAAAAAGTACCAGGTGATTTAATTTTAGATCCACCATCGGATAAACCAACTGATGAAATCAAAAAATTAACAATTAAAATAAAATCAAACTCATTATTGGGAGAAGGTGGATTATTAAATGGTGTGACTGGATCGATTGATTCTTTTGTTACCGATTCACTAAAATATGTAAGTAGTGCTTTAGTTGGTGTTGCTGGTTTCATCGGAGAAGGTGTTGCTTGGGGGATAAGTCAAGTTGAAGGTTTATATCCATCTGGATCTAAAGGTTATAGTGAAGAAGATGCGAGACAAAAATTAGAAGAAGAAAAAGATAGAGAGGCAAGTCTTTTTTCAACAGTAATTGGTTATCCATTTACTGCATTAGATTTCTTAACTAAGAAACAAAATGCAACTCTGATTAAATCCGGATTAAAGGCATTATCTAGTGCTGCAAAAATATATCAATTATATGCTCAAGGAAAATCTGCAATAGCAACTGGTAGACTTCTTGCAAATTTAAGAACATTACTTGATTACGAAAAATTATCACCAGGATTACAAATAAAAGTTGCTAATTTTTTAGGAACTAGCCCAAAAACTATTAAACGAATAATATGGGTTGTTAATAAGATAATAGAAATAGAAAAAATGGTAAGTGATGGTAACTACGATGCTTTACAGGAATATGTATTAAAAGAGGCAGAGAATGTAAAATCATTAGATGATTTACCCAAAGAATTAAGAGAATTTGCAACCGGTGAAGCATTTTCAGAATTGTCTCCAGGATCAGTTGTAACAAAAAAATTACAAATTGTTGATAAAGACAATCTAAAACTTATAGTAGAAAATCCATCATATAGAAAAACAGAAGGTAATAATATAGTTTTGAATCAAATTATTATTAAATCTATAAATAAAGAAGGGGATTTTATACCGATAAAGTCAATCTCTATTGGAAAAATAACATCTCCTGGATTTGTAGATGGATTTACCGCAAATGAATTATTCTATGACTATAACACCAACAGAGATATTTGCACCATTACAATACCAAATACTTATGGATCAGAAACTGGTGCAGATCCAATATCATCTGGATTGTTTCCAAATGGTAGTATGGAACTTAAAATAAATCTAGATAACACAAAATATCAACAACAATATGAGGGAACTGACCCAATAAGGTCTGGTGTAATTCCATTTCAAATAGATTACAAATTTATTGGTAATAGTATACCAAGATTAGTTTATAGAAAATTCAATGCCGCTACAAAAATTTATGAAGAAGTTAGTGAGGAATTGCCACATATTTTAGACAGAGGTGAAGAAGTAACTGAAACAGTTTCATATGATAATGTAATTCCTGGTTCTTGGGCGGAACAAAATTTTGGTCAAAATCCAATTACATTAGAACAAGGTTTTGATATTGCAAAAAATGGATTGGCAGTTTACAACTTATACAAGAAGAAACAATTTTTATCTATATTTGATGCAGTAGATTTCAAAAATTTACCAGCTCCTGTTCAAACATTTATTTTTAGCACAGCTGCACTAATAGGAATAGATGAATCCGAAATAATTAGATATTATGAAGTTTTAAGTGGTGCAAAGAACTTATATGAATTATCAACAAAAGGATTTCAACATTACAATTCACTTCCACCAGAATTAAAGGCAAAAATCTCAAAACAATTAGGTGTTAGTGAGGAAGTATTGGGTGATGTAATTCCCATTGCTGGCGATATTACCGATTTAATAAGTGGAAAGAGGTTTAATGGACCTGGTGAGAAAGAAAAATTTGCTGAAGGTTTATTCGATAAAGTAGGTCAAAGTTTGCTCAATAAATGGGGACCAAATGCGGAAGTTTGGGAGAACTATAATGCATATGACAAGAAAACTGGAAAAGTAACTCCAGGCGGTGGAACCCTTGATCCAAAAATGAAACAAACTATTGCACTTTCAATGGGATTTACTAACATAAAAGCTGCACCACAACCTTACAAAAAGGATCCTGTAACTGGTAAGGACATAACACATACAGAAGTAAATGGTCTTGCTATAGTAAAATGTGGAATTGCTATAGATAAAGCATTAAAATTCAAAGAATCACTTGCAAAAGGAATAAGTGTTAAAAATAGATTATTGCAAAAATATGAACAAGTGAAAAATTCACCGGATATACTTCAAGATGAGGCATTACTTACTGGAGTATATGATGAATTGGTAGATACTAGAGAAGACTTTGAAAAAGAAGATTTCTTCAAAGACATATATGATTCTGCAAAAGAATTGACAGAGGATCCTTATGCTGATTTATTAGATTCAGCGGCCTCACTACCTCCTGGAGTTCCAGGTGCTGGTGATCCGAATTGGAGACAAAAATACAATGTTGAAGACAAATATGTAGTTGAAGATTCAACAGGAGCGCCTCCAAGTGGTGTAAAGGGTGTATTGCAATATGGAACATACATAATATACACTCACCCATGGATAGAAGATATTGGACAAAATCCTGAAACAGGATTACCCGTATTTAAGGGAACGCCACCGTCTGGATTTATATTCAAACATTCTGATACAAATTGGGTAGTTGAAGGTGATCCAAATGTAAGTGAATCACAAAGAAAAACTCTTGGATTGACAAAAGAATTGAAATACAGATATGCTTTTGCCAGTGGAGATTTTAATTTATTAGAACCTTTTAGGGTAACAAAATATCTTCGTGGTCTTGCAAGGATAGGTGTATACAATTCAAGCGGTAAAAGTTTCAATGAAAAATACTTTACACCTACATCCATATTGATTGAAAAAATTAAGAAAGAAAATCCAAACTACCCAACAAAACAACAAAGACCTATTTATATTGGTGATGAACTTGTACCACTTGCTGTAACAAATAAAACAACTGTTCCAGGAGGTGCAACATTTGATAAAGATGGAAAACAGATTGCCAATGCGGATGCATTTACCAATATAGAAGAAATAAGAAAGGCTGAAACACGAATAACACCGGTAGGTACACCACTTGGTCTTGAAGGTTCAAAGACTGATGGTGCAAATGTATCAACTACAAAAACACCATTAAAATTTGGCGAAGGTGGTATAACATACACTCCTTTACCAGTTCCAACAATTAAAATATCATTGGAGATAGGTTAAATGGCAAAAGTTTCATTTGAATTTGATAATGAAGGGTATATCAATGTTCGTGGTGAAAAATACTCTGCACTTGAAATAGTAAATGATGCGGGAGATACTGCGTTAGATTGGATGTTAGCATCTGATAATGCAGAATTAGTTGCACTTGCAAGAACATGGGGATTGACTCCAGACAAAGATGATAAAACTGGATCAGTAGAAGAAAAACCCACAGATGATCCTGAAAACGAAGGTAATGTGGATAATGCAGTTGATAAGTCTGATACTGGTAGTGGTGGACTGTCCAACGAAGAAATTACAAGTTTAACTGATAAACTTAACATATTGTTTGGATATAAAGTTGTTAAAGGTGTTGTTCAAAAGGATTCTAAAACTGGAAAACCAGTTATAGCAAATCAAAAGGCCGCTATTAAAATTACAGGTGGTGTTGAGCCAAAAATTCAAGCCGATGGAACCATTGACATTCCAGGTGATGTTACAATAAATTTAGTTTCAGGAGACAAATCGTTACCGTCAGTAAAAGATGGTAAATTTACTGTAAAATTTGGAACTATTGGTGGTAATTTTATATGCAGGGGTGTAAAACTTTCATCACTTGAAGGTGGTCCTAAAAAAGTCACTGGACAATTTGATATTTCAAAAAATGAATTAACTTCATTAGTTGGTTCTCCAGAAGAAGTTGGTAGTTTTTTTGCTACTGATAATAAAAAATTAACATCATTGGCCGGTGGACCAAAAATAATAAAGGGAATAACTGATACAAATAAGAGTCAAAAAGAATATATCTATGATGTATCTGGCTGTGGATTAACAACATTAGAAGGAAACGGAATAACTTCTTTTGGTCCAGGTGGGTTTAATTGCGGTGGCAATAAAATTACAAGTTTAGCCGGTTTGGGTGTTGTTACTTCAACTGGTGTAACAAGATTTGATTGTTCTAACAATCAATTAACATCATTAAATGGAATACCAAAACCAGTAAAAGATACAAAAACTGGTAAACCTGGTAGTTATTGGATAAGTAATAACATTCAAATAACAGTATTTCCTGTTAATATGGCAGATTTTGAAGTTGATGGATTTGTTGCTAGTGGGTTATCATTAACATCACTTTCTTTTGCACCAAAACAAATATACGGAGATTTTGATTGTACTAATAATAAAGGTGCAAAAAAACTTACAAATCAAAGTATCGGTTTGGATCGTTTCAAAAAAGGTGGTGGATTTGAAGAAGATGCCGGAAACCGTATTGTAAAAATAGATGGTGAATTTATTACAAGTGAAGGTGTTTGGAAAGACAAAACATATGATGTTAATACATCATTCAAGAAAGGTGAATCTGTTGGTGGTGGTGTTTTATCAACAACAAGTGGTGGTGTAATTCAATATAAATATGGAAATGGTACTATAGCACTTACTTTAATTAACAACTTTAGCATTGGATTTGGAAAAATTACTCCAGTTGTTGATTCAAAAGGAGTACAAATTCGTGGAAGTAATGAAGGAACTGGTTTCAAATATCATTTTGAGGGATTTACACCAAGAAACCCTAACCCACAAGCAGTTAAAGGTGCTTACATGGGTCCAAAAGATTATGATGGTAAAATAAGTGGAATGGGATTTGAAGTTTGGCCAGAAAAATATAAAAATTATATCAACTGGGGAACATGGGAAGCTGCTAGCACTGGATGGGGAACTCTACAACCAACTTGTGCGTTTATTTGGAATGGCAAAAATTATGGTGCAAAAACAAAAACGTGTGGCAATATATCGGTTGCTATTAGTAGAGGACAACCATCATTAGTATATTCATCAACATATTGGGATAAATCAACTGAAAAATTAAAACCAAATGCACCTGTAGATCTTTTAATGGCAGGTGGTAGTTCTACTGTTGTTGAAAAAGGTGTAGTTCAAACTGCAAGTTTCTCAAAAGACGATAGAGGATGGCCATTTATCGGACAGGCAACACTTAAAGATGGTAAAAAAACTTGGTTTGCGGGTGCAAGTTTAAGTGGTCATTCTGGAAATCAACTTGGGCAAGGATTGGTTGAGTATTTTAAGTCGATTGGTGGTAACGTAATAATTGCTGCTCATGGAGATGGTGGAGGATCAACTGCATTTGTTGTAAATAGAAAAGCATACACTTCTGGCAACAGACAAGTTTCAGTTATATTATATTGGTAAAAATAATAGAGAAAAAATATGCCAAGAACAGTAGATGATATAGAACAAGATAGTGCTCCTGATATTAGGATTGCTAGACGTGCATTGAATAGCAATTTACAAGATAACACTAAAATTGATAGAGTTTCTGATGAAGTAAAAGACGATCAATCTAATAAAAGAACTGATGACGATGGTGGTCAAGATAAATCAAAAAATCCAGATAGTGTTTTTTATCAAGGCGGTAATAATACATCTGGCGGTAATAATACATCTGGCGGTAATAATACATCTGGTGGAGATGATGATAGTTCTGATGATGAAAACTTAGGTAATTTTGTCAGAGATTTATTCGGAGACAATAAAGAAGAAGACGAAGAAATTGAAAAACCCGATGATAGGGGACCAACAGATGAAGAACTTGATAAAGAAGAACCTGGTGGTAATGAAGAATCTGGCGGAGAAGCCAATGAAGAAAGAACAGGACAATTTGGTTCAAATGACAATTCCGATGATGACAATACAGAAGATCCACCAAACAAAGATGAAAAAGTTAGTATAAATTATTCTCGAAGAAATCGCAGTAAAGGTGTTACGGTAACATATAAAGGTGTAACATATCAAGTAGATACAAAGGGAACTGAATCCACCACAGATGGCGGTGGTGATCAAGAATGGTTAGATGATACATTTACCATTGGATCAACTGTAATAAATCTTTCTGAATTTTCAAGTAAGTCTGATTCTGAAAAATTAGAAATTGTTAAAAAAGCGTTGGGGGAGTCTGGAACACCAACAACTCCACCATCTGGAAAAAAATATAATGTTAATGGATTGGCTTGGTTTCTAAAAAGAGATTCCAAATATGGTGCCCGTGTTAGTATAGCCGATCCAGATGACACGAAAAAAAGTATATTTTTTGACGATATTGGTAATATAACAGTAAAAGATGTAACCTACACTGCAAAAGAAGTATTTTATGAAAACGAATCTGCAGTTGCTTGGTTAAAAAAACAAGTTGATGATACAAAATCAGAAGAATTGGCTGCACTTTATGCGGGATGGGGTTTTACACCCGATGCACCACCAGCTGATACACCGAAAGATGAAAACCCAGCAACAAATCCTGATGATCCTGAGAAAAAATTTGAACCAAAATTAAAAGAAAATACAACACCAGAAGGTGCACCAACAAATGTAGAAAATAGTGCTGCACTTACAACTGGAAAATTAAGAGAACTTAATGGTAAAATTGTTGCTCCTGGAGCAAGTATCAATATGTGGGCATCACATATAGATTACAAAGTGCCAAAATATCCAACATCAAATGGGTATTATGGTATTCGTGATCAAAAAGCAAAAACAGATGGATTGGGATTTGCAAAAGACGAATACAATATCGAAACAAAACTTATCGGTGCTGTAAAAGTTCATTTTAATGCCCAATGGGAAAAGTTAATATCAGGTACTCCAGTTCCTGTTGCAAAAAATTCTGAAGATCTTAATTTAATAGATTATCCAATAATAATGAATTTTACAGAAGTTGGTGTTTGGAATAAAAAAGTTCCTTATGTTGCTGATACACAAACAGAACAGCATAGAATGTTATACAAAGGTTATAGTGGTGGAAGGTATAATATGGATAAATGGGGTATTGGATCTTTTGGTGCCGGTGAAAACAAAGGAGGATTTGCTAATTGGGCTGAACAACCACATTGGTGTGGTATATTTACACAACATTGTATAAATCATGGTGGATATACTTTTCCAGGAGATCCGGTTGCTTTAGCTGCTGCTAATAAAATTAACGATGTATATTTTAATTCTTCACTTAAAAAATTAAAAGAAGTAGGATTAGAAGAAGCAAGTGAATGTTTTGCTAATGTACCAACTTATTTGGATTCTGCTGGTAAAAGTGTTCCAGTTAAAAAGTTTTTGGATAAAAAGGGATTTGGTGTAAAAGGTGGAAAAAGTGATTATTTTACAGATGTATATGGTATTCTTTTAGAAAGTGCAACTTATTCAGAAACAACTGAAAATGAAGTTGTTATGGTTCCAGATGGAAATAAATTAAAACCAAAAAAGAAAACAAAAGTAAATAGAGAAAAAATACCTGTTGCAGTTAGAGAATCATTATTACCAAATCCAATAATGGTATACTTTATAGGTGGTATTCATTTTACAAAAGATGGATTAACTTCACAAGGAAAAAAATTATTAGAACATTTTTTATCACAAAGAGGATGGGAGGTTTCTATAATAAGTCGTGGTGGACACATTGAGGTTTGTCCTTATATTAACCCTGATGGCACTATTGCTCGTTTTGGAGGAAACACTGGTGCAAGTTCATTTGTTAGTAGAGACGGTGGAAAATTTGCTGCAAAAGGTAGTTCAATATGGGCTTTTAGTGGTGGTGCAAAAGCTGGAACATTTGTTGTATTTACAAAAGTTATTCCAAAGGCTGGATCTCAAAAAGTTGAGCCAACAATGAACGGACAATTCAGAAGAACGCCGATTGTTGATAGTTATTATAGAAGTATAGATAATAAAACCATATTACCAACATTAAAAAACGTTTTATACGATCAAATCGTTGAAAAAGAATAAGGAGTTTTTAGTATGAACACGAAGAATTTTTTTACTAAAATAAGAGAAATAATTAGGGAAGAAATCGAATATGCTCTTGAAAAGAAAATTTCTCAAAAACAAACAAAAAAAGATGATGTTTCTACGTTAAAACATGGTTTATCTATGTATAACGAATCACAATCAACAAAAAAAGTAGTAAAACCAAAACAACAAAAAAGTGAATTTTCTTCTATACAAGAATTGTTGGCAGAAACAAAAAGAAGTCTTCAAGACAGTTATGAAATGGAAGATGAATTTACTTTTACTGCAGATATGGCAGAAGGATTTGGGAATGAAAGAGTAGGTTCGGCTATTCCAAATGGTTACAATAAAACAGAAATACCTAACGAAGTAATGAGTGCACTTACAAGAGATTATTCTGAACTTATGAAAAAAATTGATGAAAAAAAAGGGAGATAATAATTGAGACCACTTTCAAGATCCGGAAATAGAATAAATTATTTTCAAAAACCTATAAATGAAGGAAACGCCACACAAGGTAACAAGTTTGTTGGTGTAACATTGCCTTTTAATAATCCAAAGGGTATTTTCTTTCAAAGTAGAACAAATGTAAAACAGTTGTTTTCAAATGTGAGAAACTTGTTATTAACAACAAGAGGTGAGAGATATATGATTCCTGATTTTGGAACAAATCTCAAAGCTATATTGTTTGAAAATATAACAAGTGAAGATCAATTTTTAGAAAGTATAAAATCTGATATTGTAGAGGCATTAAATACATGGATGCCTTTTTTAACAATAGAAAAATTGACAGTTAATATAAATCCAGATGCATCAAATTTAGCCGAAAACGATCATGCGATACAAATAGATTTAACCTTAAAACTTAGAGAAACAACAATATATTTACCAATAAGACTATTTATATCTACAATAGGTAGAATTGAAATTGCGGCAATAGAACCGCGATGAAAATATAGGTGATAAAAATGGCTTTAATCCAAAAAGATATTCGTTATTCAAATAGAGATTTCAATTCATTAAAAAAATCTTTGATTGATTTTTCTAAAAACTATTTTCCAGATACATACCAAGATTTCAATGAAACATCACCTGGAATGTTATTTTTGGAAATGGCAGCTTATGTTGGGGATGTTTTGTCATTTTATACAGATGTTACATTACAAGAATCAATGATTCTGTTTGCCAATGAACGTCAAAATATACTCAACATTGCACATTCTCTCGGTTATTCACCAAAAAATAGAGTTGCAGCAAATACAGTATTGGATGTTTTTCAAGTTCTACCTGCAAAAAAAGTAGGTACTGAAATAGTTCCAGATTATGATTATGCAATGGCAATAGAACCTGGAATGCGTGTTTCACCAACAACTGATGGAACAATTACATTTAGAACAATAGATTATATTGATTTTAAGTCAAGTAGTAGTTTTGATCCAACAGAAGTAACACCGTATGAAATAGATAATACAACGGGAGAAGTTACATTTTGGCTTTTAAGAAAGCAAGCAAAAGCCATTTCCGGAACAATTAGATCTACCACATTTAGTGCAGGGGATCCAAAACCATACGATAAATTTACAATAGAAGAAACTGATATAATAGAAATTCTTTATGCAATAGATACAGAAGGAAACAAATGGGAACACGTTCCAAATTTGGCACAAGATACTCTATTTGAACCAGTGTTAAACATACCAAGAAATGACAAACAATTAAGTAAATATAGATCAGAAACACCATACTTACTTAAATTGAGAAAAGTTCCTAGAAGATTTACTTCAAGACAGATGGCAAATGGAAATGTAGAAATACAGTTTGGTGCCGGAATAAGTGATGTAGATGATGAACTGTTAATTCCAAATCCAGATTTGGTCGGAGGTTCTTTGCCTATGACAAATCCAAATCTATCAATAAACATAGATCCTTCAAACTTTTTGTATACAAAAACATATGGTCTTGCACCAAACAATACAACATTAACATTTTTCTATACAATCGGTGGTGGAACGGAAGATAATGTTCCAAGTGAAGTATTGAACAATGTTCTGAATAGAATAGTAGTTTTAGATCCAACCGGATTAGATCCTGTATTATATGGTCAAATTGTATCCAGTTTAGCTGTAACAAATCCAAGACCTGCAACAGGTGGTAAATTTCAAGAAGATATACAAGAAATTAGACAAAATGCCGTTGCTTCTTTTGCTGCACAAAATCGTGCAGTTACAAAAGAAGATTACATAATCCGTGCATATAGTTTACCGTCAAAGTATGGTTCCATTGCAAAGGCATATATTACAAAAGATACTCAATTAACGAAGGATTCTATATTCAATAGTGATAGAGTTCAAAATGATTTGGCTCTAAATTTTTATGTTCTTGGTTATGATGTAAATGGTAAACTTACAACAGTAAACAATGCTACAAAAGAAAATCTAAAAAATTATTTGAATTGGTATAGAATACTAACAGACGCAATTAACATTCGTGATGCTTATATTATCAATATAGGTGTAAATTTTGACATAATAACTTTACCTGATCAAAATTCAAATCAAGTAGTTCTTCGTTGTATTGACCGGTTAAAACAATACTTTGATGTAAACAAATGGCAAATAAATCAACCTATTGTGATAAGCAACATATACACAGAATTAGATAGAGTTCCTGGTGTTCAAACCGTAGTAAATGTAAAAATTAGAAATTTATTTGATACGAACTTGGGTTACTCTCCTCATGCTTACAACATAGAACAAGCAACAAAAGATGGTGTTTTGTTTCCATCATTAGATCCATCTATTTTTGAAATAAAATATCCAAACAATGATATTGTTGGTAGAGCGAGGTCATTCGGATGATATATTCTATTTTTGCACAGCGAGATGCTACAATTTATGAAAGACAATATACCATGAATACTGGTATAGATCCTTTGTTGGAATTGTCCCATGAAACACCTGGTTCAGGTTCTTCTATTTACAACAGTAGAATACTTGTAAAGTTTGATATGTCAGATGTTGAAAATAGAATTAACTCTGGTAAAATATCTGAAAATGCAAAATACTATTTGTCTCTTATCACTGCAGATATTAGAGAAATACCACAAGAATACATAATATATGCATATCCATTGAGTTCATCTTGGACTAATGGAACTGGTAAATTTGTAAATTTACCATATACAACAGATGGGGTTTCTTGGCGTTATAGAACATCAAAAACAGTTGGAACAGAGTGGGATATACCTCCAAGCATTTCACAATATGAATGGGACGGTATTTCTGAAAGTTGGATAGATGCAAACATACTTTTTGGTGTAAATTTAACTGCTAATGTTACATCTTCATACTTTACACACGAAGGTGGCGGAACATGGTGGGATTATGATGATTTAGAATGCACACAATCGTTTTCATTTCAATCAACAGATATTTATATGGATGTTACCAACATTGCCAGAAGATGGGTAACTGGATCTGGTAGATTTGAAAATGATGGTATGTTATTAAAGTTTAGTAACGAAATTGAAAGTTCTCCCAATAATTTATTGAATAGTCTTAAATTTTTTGGAACTGATAGTAATACAATATATGTTCCACGTTTGAATGTAGTTTGGGATGATTCTGAATTTATTACAGGAAGTTTACAACCTGTTGCTGAAGATAACATGAATCTTAATGTCAAACTAAAAAAGTTTTATGCAGAAAAAGAAAGGGCAAAAATTAGAATATATGCAAATTCACGTTATCCACAAAAAAATTATACAACAACTGCATATCAAACTGTAAATTATTATTTACCATCATCATCTTATTATGAGATTCGTGATGCTCATAGTGATGAAATAATTTTACCGTTTGATTACACTGGTTCAAAAATTAGTTGTGATGGAACAAGTAGTTATTTTAATCTTTGGATGGATTCTTTTCAACCAGAAAGATTTTATAGAGTTGTAATTAAAGTAGAACGTGAAGATGGGGATAATGTTCAAATTTTTGACAATAATCATTACTTCAAGGTTGTGCGATGAGTAATTTACAAAGAGATTCTGCAACAAACAGAATAATAAGTTATATCGATGAACGATCTGTTCAAAACAAAGGAAATATAGAAATACCGGTAGTTGATCAAAGATTTTTAGCTGAAAGTTTTGATTTTGTTATTAAATCAAATTTTACTTCTTTACCTGACGCTGTAAATGCTGAACAAAATTTGTTTAATCAATTAAAAAACATAGAAAATGGAATTTTTGCTGGAGTTCCATTGGGTAATCTTTCTGCTACTGATATTCAAAATGTTCAAGATATTGCTAAAAATGAATTACTTCAAAATTTACAAAACATTGTAGAAAGCAATCCTAACAGTATTGCTAATTTAGAAAGAAGAATTGCTGAATTGGAATCAATAGTAGATAGTCAAAGAGAACAATTAGTAGATTGGCAAAATGCATCAGAAAGATGGCAAGAAACTGTTAGTCTTTGGGCACGTGAAAATGAAAACCAATCTGTTCGTGCTGATGCATTTGAAAGATTGAGTAACCAACTTTCTGCACAAAATGAACAAATCATTACAGAACTCAAAACTGAAATGGATTTACAAAACATAATTGCATCTGGATCAATATCTTCTATTGCACAAAGAGCTGATAAGATGATGAATACATTATTGACAGAAGTTGATACTATACGAACAGTCGGTGGTATGTTTACAGATCCAGCAACAGGATATGTAGGAAAATTATCGGAAAAAATCAATGTTGATTTTTTGAATGAATCACCACCGGAAGAAAATAATGGCGACGAAGGTGGTTAATAAATAAGGTGATTTAATTTTATGCCAAGTTTTTTATACAAAAATTTACTTGATATAGTAAGAACAAATCGTCCTATTAGAGGCGATAGGTATGACTATTCAAATTTTGCTAATAGCATTATTGTTCCAAAATTTTCTACATTAAATAATCCAGAAGATCCTTCTTCACCGGGAACAAATGTAGAACTTCACATATTTTTGCCTAATTTCTCTTATGTAGATACATTACATAATGCAAATTATGAAATAGATCCTCGTATAACAGAATCCGGTGATCCATTACGATATGTGGTATTACCTATACACAATCATATAAAACAATTAAATTTAGTTCCAGGACCATATAAGTTTGTTTACAACTTTTTTAGAGATTTAATTGGCTCTGCTCAAAGTGAAAATAGATTATTTGTTTCTGATATATCACAAGATAGACGAGAATTAAGATTAACTTTAACAAATCCAAATGATATAGAATCTTTGGAAAATTTAAGTAGTTTTGTTCTTGAATATATGAGGGGATCAAAATATAAATTACCAATAGTTCTAAATTTTGGTGAGAATAATTTAGTTGATGTAATAAATGTTACATCCGATGGAAACCCTACATATTTTTATGTTCGTATTGCAGAACCTTTAGATACTGATGTTGATTTGTATTATCAATGTTGGCTTTCAAGTCAAATAATGAAGCCGTATATTGATTCAGTTCAAGTGGAAAAAGAGTTTGAAGCATTATCACCAAAATTTATTAAAGGTCCAAATTACGAAGTTGAATATGAAAATTTTGTTTCTGCAACAACAGAATATAAAAATTGGAATGATATTTTATCAAGTAATTTACAAACATCACAACAAATACTTGATAAATACTTAACATCTTCTGGATCAAAAGTAGAATTAAATTACGATTTTACAGATTTTTCAAATTTTGTATTCTATTCCTCGGCAGAAGAAAGAGTTGAAAATTTTTACTATAAAATTCGTTTAATTCAACATTACAATAATCAACTTGCTGATTTAGAATCATATACTGGTTCATTAGATTTGAACAAAACAAAAGTAAAAATGTTAAGAGAATCTGTTGTTTCTGGATTTGATGAATTTGAAAAGTGGTTATATTACGAAACAACTGCAAGTTTAAGATATACAAGCGAACTTACTGCATCAATACAACCATTTCCAAAATATGAAGTAACTGGAAGCACTTATCATATATTAACAAGACAGGGCAAATTTAATTTATATTCATCTTCAAGTATTCAAGTTGAAGAATGGTATAACAATGTTTTAGATGTAGCAACTGATTTTGATATGATAAATGATTCTGCATTGGTTAAATCACTACCAGAACATATATTTGATAATCCAGATAATGACCAAATACTTACATTTGTAAACATGATTGGTCAGCACTTTGACATTTTATATTTTTATACTGACCACATATTAAAAAAGAATTTAAGAGAAGAACACCCGAAAGACGGATTATCACAAGACCTTATTTACGAAGCAACTAGAAATTTAGGTTGGACACTTTCAAGTGGAACACGGACAAAAGATTTATGGGAATACGCATTGGGTGTTAGTGGAAGTGGTGAACCACTATGGGCAGGAAGAAATACAGTAGGCAAAGAACATTCAAAAAGTGAAGAAGAAAGAACAAAGGAAGTTTGGCGTAGGGTATTGAATAATTTGCCTTACATTTACAAATCAAAGGGAACTGCTAGAGGTGTTAAGGCACTATTATCTGCTTATGGTATTCCACAGACACTATTAACTATTAGAGAATTTGGTGGACCAGATAATGCAGACTTGGGTGTTGTTCCTAGATCAGAATGGGAAAAACACACATATTATTTGAATTTGGTTGGTAGTTTACAACAACCACCTACATCTAGTTATGTCAGATTGCCTTGGGAAAGGATTAACAATGAAAATAATCAATGGCAATATCCAGATACATTAACTTTTAGATGGAAAATGAATCCATCACAGTTGTATCGTTATGAAAATAACGAATTACAAACCGTTTTGCAAAAAGAAACTAGTGGTAGTAGATTAGATTGGTATGTTACTGTTCATAGAACTGGATCTGCAGAAAAGGGTGATTTGACTTTTTATTTGGGTGATGGGACAAATTACAAATCTGCATCTATAAAAGACGAATATCTATATGACGATGTTCCATTAAACATAATGATTCGTAGAAATGAATCAACTGATATACTTTCTTCTGATAACAGATATGATTTTATATTAAAAACTTCAAAATATGGAAAGATAGTAGTTGAGAGAAGTGCAAGTATTTCAATAACAGGTTCAAGTGAATCTAATTACAATCGTAGTTGGTCATCTGATGGGTATTTATACATAGGTTCTGGATCAAATCCACAAACTAACAAAATGTTATCTGGATCTATTTTTGAATTGAGATATTGGGCAAAACCTTTAATTGAATCTTCTTTCAATAATCATGTAATGGGTGCCCGTGCATATAATGGTAATACTGCAACATCATCATTTTATGATTTACAGGCACAATGGAAATTCTGGCAACCTTTTAATGCTGAATCAACTTCTAGCATAAAAAGTATGCATCCCGATCAAACAAAATCTAATTTTTTCACTTCACCAAAGAATGCTTACTTTAATGGATTCAGTAGAGATTTATTTGAATCAACTGTTGAAGTTTACAATATGGAAGTTGCAACTGTTGCAAATAATACACCATTCTCAGAAAAAATTAGAATAGACTCTGCATCACTTCAAGGTTCTTTAACAAAAGATAGATCATCAACTGTAACTGCATTTGATAATTTTTCAATAGATTCAAATAAGTTAATGGTTGCATTTTCACCACAACACATAATAAATGAAGACATATATGAATCAATAGGTAATGCTGTAATAGATGATTATTTCGGTGAATATGAAAATACTAAACGAGACGAATATCCAAGATTAAAACAATTTGCAAGAGAGTATTGGAAAAAATATACAACTAGAAATGATTTTAGTTCGTATTTGAGATTGGTTTCTATATTTGATTTTAGTTTGTTTGATCAAATACGCCAAACACTTCCTGTTCGTGCAAACGAAATACTTGGGTTGGTTATAGAACCAAATATACTTGAAAGATCAAAAGTAAAAACATCAAAAGATTTTGGTGGTTTAGGTCCGGATAGATACGTCAGAGATACATCTGAAATATCTGCGTCAGCTGTTATCATCGGTGATGTAAGTAATTCAAAATCAACAACTGTTTTTGTTGGTTTCGATGAAGATATACCAAGTGAATTTACAAACATTTCTGGTGAATTTGATATAGAGGAAACATTTGAGGCGGAAACACAAAACCTAGAAGATGATGTTGATGTTAATGCGAATTTAATACTTGATGCATCATTTACAACAGGAAGTATTTCATCAAGACAAAGAGAAATAATTGCAGAATCTTATGATCAAAGAGGAACCATAAACAAAGAACCTGCTAGATTTATAGATAATACTATAAACAATGTTACTGGACTTATTAAAGTTATAGGAAAAAATTCTTTGATTGGTAAGAATAATACGATACTTGATGTGTTTGGTAGTTTGGATTTAGGATTTTCAAATACATTTGATCGAACAAATGTAATACATGGAAGCACAACAGGATTGGGAACTGGATGGTATACTGTAAATAATTCCTTTAATAAAAGAACTTCTTTATTTCAAATGATTAGTTCATCCCGCGATGAAAATTTTTACAAAACATTTAAGTTTTACTATACATCATCTTTGAATCCAGAAGGAACAAATTGGAGTTCTTTTGAGTATTTACCGGCAGGACAAATGAATCAAGGTAACTATACAACTTCTGTTCGTAATGCACGATTTGATGGATGTAAATTACCAGACAACGATGTTACAAACAAAATATCTTTTCCAATGTATACGCCAAACTATACATATTTGGATGCAAATGAAGATCCAAGTGCTTTAATTATTTTGGTTTTGCCTTTTGAAGTTTTACCAGAATGGTTACAAAGAATACGATCACAAAGAAGATAATCTAAAATAATTTGATATTTTTGAATAATTGTTATATTTATAGAAGTATACGAATAATTTTCTAACAAGGAGTTTTACAATGGGTTACTTAAACAACAATGTAGTTACAGTAGACGCAATCCTCACAAAAAAAGGTAGAGAACTTTTAGCAAAGGGAGCATCATCTTTTAACATTACACAATTTGCTCTTGCTGATGATGAGATTGATTATGATTTATGGAATCAAAGTCATCCTTTGGGTGATGATAAAATGGGTATAGTTATTGAGAATTTGCCTATCACAGAAGCTGTTCCTGATGAAACACAATCGATGAAATACAAATTGATTACATTGAGTGAAGGAACCAAATCAATACCTTACATTGAAGCTACACCAAGTTCATTAACATTGACTTATAGTGGTGGTGCATTAGATTTGACACCTGATGATATAGAAACTAACCCAAATCTTAAATTCTTGGTTAAACAATGGAATGAAACAGGCGGCGGCGGATCAGCGCTTAAAACTGGTGCAGGTGGGTATACATTTACAATTTTAGATACAACATACTTCACAGTATTGGCTGTAAATGAAGGCGTACAACAACTTCCTATGTCAGGCAAATCAGTCACATGGAATACTACTGCTGATAATGTTCCAGTATTGGATTTTGTAATTGGTATAAATGGTGATTGGCAACGTGAAACTCTTGATGGAAAATCCACAAAAATGATTGTTACAAATACAAGATATGGTTCAAGAATTGTAGTTCCTATTTCATTTAGTAATGTTTAATTTATAGTATAAAATTATTTAAGTTATAGAGGTTTAATTATGGCCGTAGAAGAACCAAAATTTGCACAGATTTACAAGTTTTTCCCTCCAAATCAGGCAAAACCAACAACTACTGGAACTGCAAGAGGATTGTGGAATACTGGAACAGCAGAACTACTTACATTTTTTACAAGTTCTACTCAAACAGATACTTCCAAAAATTATTATTATGAAATTTGGGGATCAGCTTCACTATCATGTGACGAAGAAAGAATGTTTTCTGTTGCATATGGACATATTAGTGGTTCTGGATCTTTGAACGAAGGTGGTGAGGCAGATGATACACCGTCTCGTGCAATTTATTCGCAATACAAATTGACTTGTCTTGATGGAAATGAAGGTGGGTTTTATCTTTCTGGATCTGAAGAACCTCTAGAAGATTTTTATGTGATAAATATAAACAGAGATAAATTTGGTGATAAACTCGATCCTGGTAATTTTGAAATAAGTTTTGCTGAATTAAGTGGAAGTGGAAAGGCAAACAACGTTCATACTGGAAGTAATGTTTTAGTTTCTGGATCAACACCGAGAATTATTACTCTAATAGATGATTCAGGTGATGGTTTGGACCAACTTGAAAGTCTTTCTCAAACTTCTTATGAAAGAAACCTTGTTAGTGGAAGTTTGCAGAATGGAATTTATTCAAATTCTAGTAGACATTATTATGGAAAAGTTTATCCAAGTCAGGGTATCATTTTAATTTCCGCAAAGGCATTAAATCATTCGGCATCATTCAATACAGTTACAGGTAGTAATACAAATGGTGATAACTCATATAAAGTGTTTACATCTATATCTGGTGCTGCTTCAATTTATGATGAAGGATTTACCGCTCGTGCAATATCTGTAAAACATTGTTCTTATTATTATTGTAGAGTCACAAACAGTGATTTTAACTATACAAGTAATCCAACATATGTTTATCAAGCTGGAAATGATAAAGGTTTAATAAAAAATAACAGATTCCATGATAATCCAGTAGTATACATAACTTCTATTGGTTTGTATGGACCAGATATAAATGGAAATATGAGTTTGCTTGCGATTGCTAAAATGAGTAAACCAATTAAGAAAACTTATACAAATGAATTATCCGTTACTATAAAATTGGAGTATTGATTGTTATGGCTGTTACACCTTTTGTATTAAAACGTTTTTCTAATGATGCTGTTGGTAGAAATCGTAGAGAATTGATTACTGCTCCATTGTGGACAGGAAACAACACAGACCTGTATACTGTATTTACATCATCTGATCAGTCCGATGCAACAAAAAGATACTTTTATGAGGTATACAACAGCCAATCCAATTTTCCAAATGCTGAAGTTCAATTTAGTGTTGCATTTGGTCATGCAAGGGGTAGTGGTTCATCTACTGGATCATATGGTGCTCAAGATTATGATTATCCAACACAGGCAATATATTCACAATATAAACAAATGTTGCTTCCACCTGGAATAAATCAATTTACATTTACAAATGGAACCGTTTCTGAAATATCAGAATACATATATGTTCTTAATGTAAATAGATCTAGATATAAAGATAGAATGGACACTAATACATGGGAACTTTCACTATCTCAATTAAAACCAGATGGAACAGTTGATAATACAAAAGATGTAATTACATTGATTGATGATTCCGGCACAACAACAACTGAACTATCGGTTCAAGGTGGCAGAATATACAATGTTGTTAGTGGATCACTTACAACAGGAAAAGTAACATCAGATTCTACTCCTTGGGGTTTATATTATCCTGACCATGGCATGATTATCTTAAATGGTAAGGCAGCCGATGCATCTGCATCATTCATTACATCTGCAAGTAGAGTTCCACTTCCAAGTGAAAATTACACAGGAAGTTTATTCGGTGACAACAATGCCATCAGATTGTTCACTTCTATAAGTGGTGCGATGTCAATAAATAGTGCATCTTTTTCTTTCAAGGGACGAACCAGTGAGGTTGTTGCTTCAACTTATTATTTTGTAAGAGTTTATTCAGATGAATACAATTATACTAATAATCCAAGTTTTTTCAATCAAAATAATGTGTTGAAATATGAAAGTATGATTATGGATCCAAAAGTCTATATCACAAGTATTGGTTTGTATGATGATGCAAACAATTTAGTTGCTGTTGCTAAGTTAAGTAAACCAATACAAAAATCGTTTGACCGAGAAGTAGTTATTAAAGTAAAACTTGATTATTAAGGAAAATACGCATGGATGTTCTATTAAATGACACCCTTAGATCTCTTCTAAACAATGCTATAAATGGTATACGGAATAATGATCTAAATTCAATTATTGCAGCAATAGATTATCTGGATACTTTAATTGCAAATGCAAATTTTGCTATGGGTAATCCGTATTTATCCCAAAATGATTCAATGGCGGTGACTAACACTAGATTGAGAGAAATTTATCTTCAATATCGTTTGTTGTTGGATGTATACCGAGTCTATCTTCAACAGACAGGAGGAAATGTAGTATACACTACTTGGTTAGCAACAAGGAACAGTTCTTCTCCGTTTAACAATGAAACACCTGCAAATTATGTAAATAGACAACAACCTATTTGGTATGTTGCAATGGACACAAATGGAGACGGAGTTCTTGATGAAGTTGTACCAGAAATTGATGGATCAAATAGAACTAAAAATTGGGCAGATTCTACTACAATGAGCGCCGGTTTATACAGAATGTTGAGAGACACCGTAGAACCAAGTGGCGGAGGATTGTCTGGAAGAACTGTTAGAAAGAAAAAAGGAAAACTTGGGGGATCTAAAGTTGGTGAAAAAATTAGTGAAATGGGAAGTATTGACTTTGTTGATGGAACATATTTTGATCCAATTGGCGTAGATGCTCCTGGATCGGATTTTGTAAGTGGTGGTGGTATTGTATATGAAGGTGAGGGTATGCGTGATCCAAGAACTGGTGAACTTATACCAACCGGAGGCACAAATTTTGGAGGCGGAAGACCAACCGAAGATTTAATACGTAGACAAAGATTGGCAGAAGAATATCGTAGAACTCGTGGACAAGTATTGACAACAGGTGGTGTTGGACAATTAAATTTATCGGGTGCTCAAATTGGAACCACAAGTGCAAGACTCGGTGTTGGTGGCAATATACCAATCGTTCCTTTGGGTTTTAATTTTGGAACACCATTATCCAATGCCATAAATGTTTCTCCTATGATGGCTCCGATGGGTGCAGCCGGTGCAGCTGGTGCACCACTTTACTCAACATCGGCAACACCATCATTATTTTCATCCGCTCCCGGACTAATGCAATCTACTTTGGGTTTAACTGCCGGTGTACCACCAGCTTTGACTGCTGCTAATACGCCAGGTTCTGCCGCGGCTCTTGTAAATTTGGGATCATGTGTTCCACTTTATAGTTTCAAAATAAGACAAAAAAATTCTAGTAATAATCCAAGAAGGTTTTATGGATTTAATATAAAACCTACACCATTACTTGACATATCAATGGTTTCTGCCTGTCCTGGTGGAACTGCAACAACATTATTTACTGTAACAATTGATCCAAACATTTATTACAATTTTGCTGAAAACTCTCGTGGTGATATTCAAATAGTAAACGGGCAAAATTCTACTCAAAATTCTGTTGGTAAGATAAAATACAATTACTATTATGATTTCGTAAGTATTTTACAAAAAATATATGAAAAAGTAACTGAAATAGAAGTTCTTCCCGGTGAAATAGTTTATGATAATATAACGGAACAATTATTAAATGGCATTCTTCCATTTGTATCTGGAAATACTGGTATTTTATCAAACTTTCCAAGATTACCAAAAGAAGAAACCTTTTTCAAATCTGGACCTATATTAACTGGTTTTGCAACAACATTGCCAAAAATAGTTCAAGATTACGATTATGCTGGTATAAATTGGTATCAGGATACAGCTGAACGTTTTGCGTCTGGAATGAACATAGTAGAAAACTTTTTCTATATGGCAAGAACTGAATATGGTGCAATATCATATCAAGATGTTGTAACCAACACAACATTAGCTGGAAGATACCCAACAAATGATAGACTTAATAATACTATAACATCATTGATTGATTCAAAAATTACCGGAGAGGTAGAAAATCTTTCAACAGGAACGGGAACAGGAACCGGCACAGGAACTGGAACAATAGATAATGGATTTGGTGTAATAGATCAAAATGGTGACACACTCATAACATCTGATAAATTCAGAGGACAATATGATGATAGGTTTTATGGTAGATTAACTTGGAATTTTAACATTGCATCGTCAGTAGATTGTACATCTCCTTATTATAGATCCAGTGCATCTGTTCAAGGGCAGATGTGGAATATAGTATTAGATGATCAATTTGGTACATCTGATTATGAATATCCATCTGCTTTAACAAGTCAAAATTTATTGAACTTGAATAGTATAAATCCAACAACAGGTGAAGTAACTGGACCAATAGTAGATATTTTAAGATCAAATATAGATGTTAAAACTTTACAAACAAATTATGGTCTTATTCCGTCATTGTCAGTTCGAGGAACTACTTTTGAAACAATCCCTAACAATCCATGTTTAGAGGGTATTCCTTCTACATATAATTGGGGTGTAAAACGAATTAAAAAAGTTCCATTCAAAATTTTCTGTCAGCAACCTGGATTAGGTAGGGTAGAAATAAATTATAGAACAAAGGGTAGTGATATTTGGAATTGGGTTGTTTCAGAATTGAAAAAATCTTCTGGATTTGGAGCAAGACAAAATCCAAATGGAGAATTGCTTACAACAAAAGATGGATATTTCTATTCAGAGGCAACCGAAACTGTGCTAATTACCGGTAGATTTCCGGGTGAACCTGGCACATCATGGAAACAATATGATTCGATTCAGTTAAATAGATCTAATCAAAATTGTCTTCCTGTGGAAACTGTTGAATCATCATGGAGAGTTGATTTAGATAATCCTTGTGGTTGTGATGAAGTTGAGGTATTAACCCATTATCTAACTTATCCAGAAATATCATTCAAAAATCCTTTGGATGATAACCCAACTGTTTATGCATCACAGAAAATTTTGAACCCAAGATTTTTAGCTCCTGAACCAGGATCAAAGGCCGCTTCATACGGTTTAACGGTAGGTCAGAGTTTAACAGATAATAGACGCCAAAAACCAGATTGTTTTGAAGGAACTGGAATTGGAAGATTACATCATCCTTTCTTATACGGAACTGACATACTTCCTGGTATGCGTAAAAAATCTATAAAGGGTTTGTTTAATTTATCACAATCACTTGACTGTTATCATACATCTTCTACAAAAACTGTTACACAAAAAGAATACTACTATGAAGTAACTGATTGTGACGATTGTGGTAGAACTGCTTACTTTGCAGTTGCATACGGTAATTACAAAGGTTCTGGTTCAATATCAAGTGGTTATGAAAAAGATGATAGTCCAAGTAAAGCTATTTACTCACAATACAGACTATTGACACTTGATCCACATGAGAAGAATTTTACATTCTACGATGGTGGAGAATTAAAAACTCCTGACGATATTTATGTGATAAACTATTATCGAAATGGTTTAAGTGACAAACTTGATATTGGAAATTTTGAAATAAACATTGCAGAATTGAGTGGTAGTGGTATAGAAAATAATGTTCATACTGGCAGTAATGTTAAAGTATCTGGATCAAATCCAAATATATTATCATTGATTGATAACTCTGCAATTTTTGAAAATGAAGATACTTGTGCAAATGATGATCCAAATTATTATTATGACATTGTTAGTGGTTCACTTTCTAATGGAATACATTCCAGTGGAGAAGGAACTATACAAACAAACGAAGATTTAACAACTTACGGTAAAGTATATCCAAATTTGGGCGTTATAGTTTTAGATGGACATAAATTGAATGTTTCTGCATCATTCAATAGTGTTAGTGGAAGTGGTATCAATGGTGATAATTCATTCAAACTATTTACAGCAATAAGTGGTGCCGCAGCTGTTGGAAAACCAATGCGTGCTAGAAATGTAAAATTCAAAACAACAAATCATTATTTTGTTAGAATACCATCAGGTGAGGCAAACTACAGCACCAATCCAACTTATGTTTATGATTCAGGTGAAAATAAAGGAAAAATAAAAAATGCGTGCTTTATTGATAACCCAATGACTTACATAACAACCGTTGGTTTGTATAATAGTAAACGAGATTTGATTGCAGTTGCTAAATTGAGCAGACCAATAAAGAAAACAAAAGAAAATGATGTTTTAATAAAAATAAGATTGAATTGGTAATATGATAACTGAGTCCGAAATAATAACAACTTTATCTGGATCATTTTTAGGAGACTACCCATCCGTTTTACCAGATATGGATGCTAGAACTATTGCTTTGAATCTTTTTAGAAAAATTTTTAATATAGATATAAACGGATCAGTAGATTCAATTTTATTCTATGAGGCAATAAATACAAATCCAAATGCATTATCTTCTATACATTTGACAAGATTGGATAAGGCAATTTCAAATTTGGAAGATTTAGTAGATACATTACCGCGAACCGTTCAAAAATTACCTTTCATAATAGATGCTGAAAATTTAGAAAAATCTCCTATCGGTGTTACTATTACTGATGAAGTAAGGGCAGCTCTTATTCAAGAAAGAAATAGATTGGGTGAGATATTTAGAACTTTGGCAAACGTTCCAACTGTTTTATCAACAACTTTAATAAATTGATATGAATGTATTAAGCTTTCAAATAAACAAGTATCTTCTTGAAATGATACGTTCATATGTTAAGTTTCAAGTTGATAATGGTTTTCCACCAAAAGATTCATATAGAGCGGTGATAAACAACGATGTTGTTACATTTTTATTAGAATCACCTCAATCTGCACCTGCTCCTCCAGAAGTTCCTTTGTTTACTCTAAAATCAAGAGTATTCAAAAAATTTAGATCACCAAGAGATTATTCAATAGTTCAACAAAAATATAGAAAATATGGTTTATTCAAATTTAGAGGAGAAAGAGTAAATACATTTTACACATCTTCTACATTTGGTGATTCAAGATATTTTTTAAGGATGATGTCTTCTCCTGAAAATGAACAGAATTGTGAGACTCTTTGTGATATAACATACGGTCATATAAATGGATCTGGATCTGGTTATTATGCCGATGAATTTACAAAAGTTTATCCATCAAAAATAATTTTCAAAAATTATTTGATGGAGTATTTTCATACAACAGAGGGAAAAATTCCATTTAAGAATGGAAAAAATGGTGATTATTTTTATGCTATAAATTTCAATAGAAATCTTTTTCCAGAGATGATAGATCCTGGAAATATACAAATAACTCTTGCACCACTTTCATCTAGTGTGAATCAGTTATACAATACTGGAAGTAATTTTTATCCTCATCCAACATCGGATAAAATATACACATTGATTGATGATTCAGAAGATTTGGCAGATGCAAATACGTTAAGAAAGGAATTACGAGAGTATTATTATTTGATGTCTGGATCATTAAATGATGGTATTTATGGTAATAAAGAAGATGATGCTTGGGGTATATTTTTTCCGAGAAAGGGCATAATTGTATTAGATGGTGTAGTTTTAGATCAATCTTGTTCATTGAATACAGTTACCGGTTCTTTTGACGGTGACAATATAAGAAAATTTTTCATGTCAATTAGTGCATCATGTAACACAACAACAAATAGACCTATAACGGGATCTTGGTATGCTAGAGCTTCCGAAGAAGTAAAAACACAAACATACTTTTGTAGATTGCGTGAATATGAATTTAATTACAGCAACAATTATACATATTTATCTGGTAGTTATGGTGAATTTAGACATAAACAATTTATGGACAGTCCTATCTCATATATCACATCTGTTGGTTTGTATAACGATGATCGTGAATTGATTGCAGTTGGTAAATTACCAAAACCATTATTGAAAAAACCAAATGAAGAACACGTTATTCAAGTAAAATTAAGGTTAAACTGATATGTCATTTCAAGGTCAAAATAGTAATTTAACTTTTACACATAAGCGGTTAAAAGCTGGCGATTTTACAATACGCCCATTTGAAGTTAATAAATTATGGAAAATATCATCTATTCATCCGGAAGTAGAACATTATCAAAAATTTGGAATACAAGTATATCGTGCGTTCTATCCTGAAAATCACAAGTATTTTGGTAACGTTGCAAATATATCGTCTTCCTTATATGAAAGAATTTTTACAACACAGAGTTTAGATCCAAAAATTTTATGGTATTATTTGGATCATAATTACTATACAGAATATGACAACATAAAACAACCAACTTTTTTAACGGATGATAGTCAGATAACATATATTGCAGAATCCGCTTCTTTGTTTGTAATTCCAGTTGGTGTATTCGGCGAGGGTATCAAAAAGAAATCGGTTAGTTTAGTAAATTACAATTCAAATCCTTCTTACGAATACACATTAGTGGACGATGGATTTGGTAATTTAAGAGACACATCTTTTGATGAAACAAAAATAGTAAATGTTGATAATTGTATGATGTATGTTGGATTTAACGAAAAATATCGTGAATACAATATGCCAAATAATAAATTGGATTTTGTATTAGATATGGCACCACATCGTAATACAATAAATGTTTACAATAAAAAAAATATAACATATACTCCTGGTATATCAGTATCGGGATCAAATACCCCAACCGGAGTTGCTGCTCATATTAGCGGTTCTTATTTTAGAGTTAATCCAAAATTAGATTTTAATTTTAATAAAAATGATAATTTTGCTTTTAGTTTTTGGATGAAAAAAGACAGTAATCAACTTGATGGGATAAACGGTAGAAATTATCTTTTCAACAAAAATTTAGTAAAAAAAGTATACAATGTAAATGAAACAACATTGCAACATACTTACGAGGAAGTTGAAAAAGAATCAAGTCAATATCCATTTGATATATCATATAACAATCACCTATCAACCAACAATGGAAGATTATCATTTAGACAGGGTTCTATAACTAAAATGATTGAAGTAACATCTAGCGTTTTATCAAGTGACACTTGGTATCATGTCTTGTGTCAAAAATCAGGAAGTAAATATCAGATATGGTTAGACGGACAACTTGATGGTGAAGTTATTGATAATATGAATGATAATGTTGGTAATGAAAACTTATTTTTTATAGGTGGTAGCACAAACACATCAAGTCTTTTTTATGGAAGTTTAGATGAAATCAGAGTGTATAATTCTGCAATTTCTGATGAACAAATTCCATATTTGGCAGATAATTCTCTAGAAACTGGTTATGCATATCAAACATCTCGTGTTGGTAATGTCTTTTACAATACTGGATTTGTTGTCATTTCTGATCCAAGACCAAAGTATGCTAATGCATTTTTGGGTTCAAGTGGAAATTTTGATTACGATGGAATAACTAATGGGTTTAGAGGACAATTTCGTTCAACTACTACTTTTTATGAATACGAAATTATTTGTAAAATAAGAAGAAAAGAATTTAATTTTACACAAAATCCATCGATTCGTGTAGATGAGGCATCTACACGATCAAATGAAATTGAAAATTATGTAACATCTTCATATTTTAATCCATACATAACATCTATTGGTTTATATGATGATAGTGATAATTTGCTTGTCATTGCTAAATTAGCAAATCCAATAGAAAAAAGAGACGATGTTGATATGAATGTCATCGTAAGGTTTGATATGTAATGCGTAGAAATCAAGTTGCAATTAAACATGGTTTTCGTAGTGGGTTGGAAGATAATGTAAATGATTTGTTGAAAGAAAGTAAAAAATCATTTAGTTATGAAACTGAAAAAATATCCTACATACAACCAGAAACTAAACACAATTATACACCAGATTTTGTTCTAACAAAAATATCTGGTCAAAAGATGTATGTTGAAACAAAGGGTAGATGGGTAAAGACAGACCGATTGAAATTTGACCTTATATTTGATCAATATCCTGAAATAGATATTCGTTTTGTATTCCAAAATCCTAATGCAAAGTTATACAAGGGAAGTAAAACAACTTATGCTCAATACTGTGATAAGAAGGGTTGGCTATGGGCAAAAAAAGAAATACCGGAAGATTGGTTAAAAGAATGCTTGTAATTGTCACAAATTTTTACTATATTTGTGACAAGTATTATTTTACATAAAGTGTGTTTATGATTAACTACGA